ATACGAGTGATAGCATACTCAGTAGCACGGAACACGTTGTCAACACCAGCAACAGCCCACACACCATTCTCAGCAAACACCAATAGAGAGGCACCGATAACGTGGAGCTTACGAATGTTATGTGCATCGGGGATACTTACCACACCGCCGTCAGTGTCCAGTAGGTCACTAATGATCTCTGAGGTAGGGTCATACACCTGATAGCAGTTACCTACGTCAGCGAGCCTCTCAGTGAGTCTGGAGAAGTAAACCTTACCACCGTTCTTAGCTGAAGCAATACCCGAATAGAATACACGACCTGCGTATGCAGCTACTGTACGAAACCTGCCTGTCTCTACTTCAGTAGCCAGACCAGAACGTACTTTATTAAAGACATCTAAAACAAAGTGACCGTTAGCTGCAAGAGATGAACCAGAGTAAATTTCTTCCCAGTCTGCTTTGTTAAATGCGCCGTTAGCATCTTTACCTGCGTACCAAGCGTGGGTTAGAGGGGGATAAGTAGTAGGTGCTCCGTATGTTGTTAAGGCAGCGCCACCTTTGGTTCCTTCCCAACCTACGTTTTTTGTATCATAAATACGTTGTGCGGATGCCCCAGTTTTATCTGAAAAGTATTCATTTGTTACTTCAGTATCAGAACCTTGCCACTCAAAGTCACGTTCTTTAAAGTTAATTACTGTCGAGGTGAATGCTTCAGTTGAAGTATTAAATTCAATATAGAAAGTATTAATTGCTGGTGAGGCAACGATCAAAGCCCCGTTAAGGGCTGTGACTTGTATGCGGTTTTCAGAAGGAGAAAGGTTGTTACTCGCTGAGTAAGTATTCAAGTTAACTGTACCTGAGTACTTGTTAGCTGACAATGGGTCTGTAGACTTCTCGTAGAAGTACAGAATGTTGTTGACTTGAACTACCAAGAATTCTAGGTTAGGTTGACCAGCTACATTGTACCAGTCCAATGTTTGTACTAAAGCACCTTGAGGTACAACAACATCTGAAAGAACATGATTGTCTTCTAATGTAAGAGCCTTACGCCTACGCCGTGTACCATCACGTTCCAAGGCGCAGTTAAGTTCGTCCACTGAAGCATTCTCAGGGAACGTAAGCTCAGAAGCCTCAGTGATGAGACCTTTAACAAAGGTGTTAACCGTTCTCTGGATCAGGCTCTGTGGCATTCAGTTCTTCCTTCTTGGCCTTACGGGCCTTGTACCTGTCGTTAACGGCCTTACGAGGAGTGGGCTTTTTATGTTCGAGGTGAGCAGTTACTGCATTAAGTGCAGAGCTAATACCTGTCCATCGTCCACTTAGTTCTGCTGGAACCTGTGCTCCGTTCTCGTACTTCACTGCATAAAACTTAAAACCATCTTGAGGTTTGTAAACTACTAGAGGTTTTTCAGTTTTGTCACTTACTACTTTTACTTGTTGACCGTCTTCACTTTTGATTAAACTAATGTCTACCATAGTTGTTCTTTGGCCTTCCTACATTCAATCTATGTAAATCATTCTGGACGTAAACTTTCTGGCGTCTAGCTGACTGCTCAATCTTAGGATCAGCACCTGATTTAAACAAGGACATGGCTGTAGATTTAGCTTCAGCTAGGAGGTACGGGAACATTACATCATCAATGTCAGGAGTGAATGTATCTGAAAAGGAATCAAAGACAGGGTACTTTGTACCGTATGCTCGTGTCTTAGCCGAGGTTAGTATGCTGTCAATGGTAGATTTGTAGGAGTCCAGTACGATGTTTTCATCATCAAACGAGGTGTAGTACTCAGGCATGACATCGTTACGGATAAGTAGGATACTGTCTGCCTGTACGTCATTGACCTGCACAACATTAGAAGCAAGGCTGTCCCGCTTGTCCGACAAACCAAAGAAAGCATCTGGCTCTAAGTATGTAAGGCGTTTGTACTCTACCCCACCTACCTTCTCAGATACGTTGTAGTCCAAAAACTCAATGTTCTTTACACGAGTAGGGAAGGAGAAGTGAGTTGGTCTGGCAGAGCTAGAGTACGAGACTAACTTAATTGTTTGAGCATGTTCAGGAATGATGCGAGTAGAGATAAGATTGAAGTAAGTATTCTCAATTACTTTAGCAATCTGTTCAGCTTCATTTGAATCTGAGATGCTGTTGATCTCCTCCGAATCCATATCGGACAAGATGTTCTGGACCATTTCGAGGAGAGTCATTTTCATGTTATGCACTCATTCCAATAATAGAGACGTAGATGTTGGCATATTCTACGTCAACATTGTCAGCATCTGCTTTAGTTTTAATCTCAATGTAGTCATTTTGAGCTAACGAAGTAACAGCAGTAACACTGATAGAACCCCAAGCACCTGTCCCGATAGTACGGATAGCCCTTGATCCACCAATCTCCGTACCGTTCTTAAACAAAGCCCACTCAACATCATGGGAAGGTCCAGAAGATTGAGTAGATGACATTGTGAGGTTAATTAAAGATGTTACGCCTGTAGGATCATCGTAACGAAAACGTAAGTTAGGTGAAGTTACTACAGTAAACCCCGTCACATGTGAGGAGTCTACTGGAAAAGATAGAAACTTTTCAGCAATATCTGTGTTGCGTGAATAAGCATAAGGAGAAGTAGCAGAGAATGCTGTAGCTGCTCCAAGGTGACGGTGAATAGGTTGCCATGTCCCACTACCAGAACCATTAGCAACGTATGCTTCACCACTGTTGGCTGTGGCTACACCCTTAGGTTCGTGTAATGCACTACCTGTTAATGATGAATGTTCTACGTTAGCCATGATATGTTATCCTTACCGGGGGGACTTGTTAAGACTATTATACACACAAGTAAAATAGTTGTCAAGTATAAAAGGTAAGAGGAGGAGATTTCTCCCCTCCCCTTGTAATTATGTTACGCCAACGGCGCAGTCATAACTGTAACCAAGTTCTCTGGACGGTACAGTTTCATACCATAACGTGCAGTAGTTACAAACTCTGTACGCTGGTAATCTTTGTTGTACTCTGTGTCCACGTTTGGCATCTGACGCCATGCACCTACGAAAGGCAACACTGTCTGATCCGCAGAGAAGAACATGTTGGTGATTGCGTTGTTAACAGTTGTACCACCGATAGTTTCAGCAGCTTCTGTTTTGAGGTAGTTCGATGTATATACATCAAAGCCGTAGATGTTAGCAACGAAGGACATGCCAGTTGCGATACCATCACGAACAATACCTTCCCAACGTGGGTTGTTAGATACGTTTGTCAACTGAGACAATGTGTTCATCTCAAATTCAACAGACGGATCAACGATAGCAACGAGGTTACGCTGTGGTACTTTACCAGTTTTCAAAGCACGAAGTGCCTTAGCAAAGTCTTCAACGGCAATCTTGTTACCTGCGCCAGAACCCAGCATACGGTGGTCAACGCCATTGATTGCGTTACCATTGTCTAGTGTTTGCTGACCACCCAAAGCCATGATGTCTGTCTCAAGACGTTCCATCAAAGCACGTTCTTGCAGAGGCACGAACTGCGACATGATTTGGTTTGAGTAGTAAACATCCTGCATCGCTTTGTTAGTGATGTAGTTACCAGCCTGAAGGTACTCAGTGATGGTGAATGTAAACTGCGCATCATCAATCGGATCGTATGTGACTGCTGCATCTTCGGTGTAGTTGTTAATGGTTGCATCACCCAAAGATGGGATTTTGAATGTATCACCATCTGGGAAATCATTCAACCAGTTAACGTATTTCATGCCTTGCAGTTCATCCCGCAAGATTTCCTTAAGCTCTGCACCCCAAACTTCTGCACGTTTGGCTAATGCGAGAGTAGCTACTGTATTACCAGCCATTGTTCTCTTCCTTTATCAATAGAATCTGTCACCCAGACGTTCGGCATCTGCCATCATTTGTCGCTGAGTAGACGGTTTATAGTACTCTGTCGAGTTTTCCCTGCGAAGTTTTTGGTAATAACCAAAGTCCTTCTCAGAGGATGCTTGCATTGTAGAACCTTCAGTACGAATGCTCCCTTGAACCAGTGGGTTTGCACGAGGTGCTGGCTTGCCCATCAACTGCATAAATGCAGAAGGTGACTTAGCAGCCATACTTTGTAACTCTGCCATTGGTAGCCCTAGTTCATTAGCTTTCTGCTGTACCGCAGATGCCGCCTCTGTCCCATAAGCCTTTTCAAGTTCCGATTCAACCAGAGCAATGTTACCTTTAGCTAGGCTTTCTTGCTCCCGCTTCTTCAGGGTCTGTTCAACTAGGCTCTCAATGTTTGCTTCACTCGAACTTGGCTGGGTATTAGCTGTATTCGTAGTGCCACTATTGTTATTATTGGGATCAAGAAGTTCGGTTGTGGGTGCCGAGGCCATTTCTTCCATCTTAGTTGTAACTCCAAGTTTGTATGCTTGCTTTTCTAGGTCTGCTTTCAAAGAAGCATTCTCTTGTTTCATCTGTTCGATAAAACGATCTGCTTCCAGCTTTCCTTTTGCTAAAGCCTCAACATCGTTGAACTTACGTCCTTCTCCCACAAGATCACCCAAGACTGAGGGACTGGTTGGTTCCTCAAAGGCTGATACTTGTTCACTCTGCTCAACAGGGGTCACCTGTTCCTCAGAAAATACACTCATTATTATTCCTTGTCTAAGTTAATAAGGTCCAACACAGTGGTCACTGCTCGATTGAACCCGTTGCGATCTGCTTGCTTGTATGCCCACGATGGTGAGTCATAGTCTGCGGCAGGGGTAGTATCCTTTAGCATAGGCTCTAGGATTTCTTTGAGACGATCTAGGCTTTCCCTATTTGACAAGATGGTCTGTCGTACCTTATTCTTGTCGTCCTTCGTCTTGCATTCTTTGTACCATGCGGCCTTCATTTAGAGACCCTTCTCGATGGCAATCTGTTGTTCTTCTTCGAACTGGACTTGTGCCTCAGTAG